CCCTGGAGGTCCAGTCCGGTGGCGTCGTCATCGTGCATGCCGGTGGCGCCCTCGATGTGCGCGAAGGCGCCCGCATCCAGTCCGCCGAAAGCTTCACCCTGCCCAAGGCTGCCGGCAAAGGCTTCAAGGTCGATGCGGAGTTTCCCACCTTCGGCTGGCGCGACATCATCGGCAACGTGCACCCCAAGGCCACTGGCGCCGGCTCGCCGACCCGCGCCGCCTATGCGGGGGCCAACCTGGGCCAGTACGCCTTCATTGCCAACGATGTCTGCGACTTCGAGTTTCATATCCCGCACGACTACGTGCCCGGCACCGACATCTATTTCCATGTGCATTGGAGTCACACCGGCACCTCGATTAGTGGCAACGCGGTATTCGACATCTACCACACCTATGCCAAGGGCCATAACCAGGCCAACTTCCCGGCCGAGAAGAACGTCGCGATCACCTACGCCACGACCGATATCGCCACAACGCCGGCGGCCCGGCATCGTATCGAGGAAGTCATCATTTCCGGCCCCGCCGCCACTGCCACGCTGATGGACCGGGATGACATCGAAGTCGATGGCCTGGTCCTGGCAACCCTCAAGCTGACCACGCTGCCGACAATAGGCGGGGGGGGGCACAAGCTGTTCATCCATACCTGCGACCTGCACTACCAATCCACCAACATGGCCACCAAGCAGCGCGCGCCGAACTTCTACGACTGACGCCATGCTGATCACCGCCCCCACCGTCGAGCCCATCACCCTGGCCGAAGTCAAGGCACGTCTTGGCATACGCACGACCGATGAGCTGACCGACGCCGACATCGTGCGCCGCATCACTGGCGCCCGCGAGTGGGCCGAAGAGCATTGCCGGCGCAGCTTCATGCCGCAAACGCACGAGCTGCGGCTGGATGCCTTCCCGTGTGACGGGCAGATCGATCTGCCGTTTCCGCCGGTCACCAGCATTGTCTCGGTCAAATACATCGATGGCGATGGCACGCTCACCACCGTGGATGCCGCCGACTACACGCTTGACGACTTCCCCCTGGTGCCTTTTGTGCGGCCCGTGTATGGCGAATCCTGGCCCAGCCCGCGTGCCGAATCCAGCGCCGTGCGGGTGCGCTACACCGCCGGCTATGCCGTGCGCACCCTGGCGCCGGCCAAGACCCTCAGCGCGATCACCGCCGCCACGCCCGGCGTCGTCACCAGTACGGCCCACGGCTATGTCGACGGCGACCTGGTGCAGCTCGACGTCAGTGGCATGACTGAACTGGATGGCCTGCTGTTCCGCGTGTATGCCGCCGAGGCCGACACCTTCAAGCTGGCCAACCTCAAGGCCAATGGCGCGATCAGCACTACCGGCTACACCGCCTTCACCAGTGGCACCGCCACCAAGGTCGAAGTCGCCGTGCCGGAAAAGATCATCGAAGCCATCTGCCTGCTGGTCGGCCACTGGACCAACTACCAGACGCGCATCGAGGCCGGCCAGTTCATTACCCGTATCCCCGTTGCCGTCGAGCAGCTGCTTGACCGCGAGAAGATCACGACCTTCTCATGAGCCACGCCCGCCAGCAGATCTGCGACGAGGTGGTCGCCATCCTCGGCCTGTCGCCCACCACCTGGAAGGCCGTCTTCGGCACCCGCCTGCCCGCCGTGCGTGCCGTCATGCCGTTCCTGATGGTCTTCGCCGACAGCGAGCCCACCACGCCGGTCACCGACAACGCGCCGCTGATCTATCAGCGCGACATGAACCTGATCGTCGCCGGCCGCCTGCGCCTGCCTGGCAACAACGACGCCGAAACCGTCGAGCAGGCCATGAATGATCTGGCCGAAGAAGTTGAAACCACGCTCACCTTCAGTGCCTTGCAAACCCGGCTTGCCCAAGTGCAGCGCCTGTGGCTGGTCACCACCGAAATGGTGGTGGTGCAGACCGAAGACGGCCAGCCGCAATATGCCGAAGTCACCCTGTCATTCGTGGTCCGCTATTTCACCCAGGAAGGCGCCCCCGGCACCTTGTTGTAAGCAGCACCCGCATCGCCAACCCGCCCGCCCTGAGCGATCAGGCCGGGCTTTTTTATTGCCGAAAGGAAAATCATGAGCCTGACCATCCACACCAATTCCGGCCTGGCGATGCTGATGCAGTCCGCCATCGCCGCCGCCAAGACCATCACCGCCGCCACCAATGCCGATCCCGGCGTATTCACCAGCGTCGCGCCCGGCTACGCCGACGGCGACATCATCCTGCTCGAAGTCGACGGCATGCCCGAGCTGAACCAGCGCCTGTTCCAGGTGTATGCCAAGGCCACCGACACCTTCCAGCTCGAAGACGTCGACGGCGCCAGCGGCATCGACACCACCAGCCTGGGCACATTCCTCAGCGGCACCGCCAAGAAGCTCACCATGGGTACCAGCGTGGTCGGCGTGCAGGACTTCAACCCGTCCGGCGGCGATCCCAAGATGACCGACACCACCACGGTGCATGACATCAACGACCGTCAGATGGTCAATGGTGCCTCGGCCATGTCCTACGGTCTCACCATGCAGTGGGACCCGGCCAATGCTGGCCAGCAGGCCATGCTGGCCGCCTACAAGGCTGCTGCGTCCAAGGGCTTCAAGATCACCTGGCCCAATGGCCGCACCTGCATGTTCTACGGCACCGTCGGCTTCACCGGCATGCCCGGCGGCGGCAAGCAGGCCGTCACCACCACGACGTGCGCCGTCGCCCTCGAAGCCGATCCCACCTACGGTTCCTGATCATGAGCAAAGCCCTGATTGATCGCCTGCGCCGGGCGCGGCAGACCCGCGTCACCTCGCAGGGGCGTGACTTCACCGTGCGTCGCCCCACCGATCTCGAAATGACAACGCTGTTCGGGCAGCTCGACCAGCGTGAAGTACTCGCGCGCTTCGTGATCGATTGGCACGACATCACCGAGATGGACCTGGTGCCCGGTGGCGGTCCTGATCCCGTGCCCTTCAGCACGGAGCTGTGGATCGAATGGATTGCCGATCATCCCGAGCATTGGGAGGATCTAAGCAACGCCGTCATTGCCGCGTATCGCGAGCACCAGGCCAGCCGCGAGGCCGCCGCAAAAAACTCCGTGCCTGGCTCGGCAGCCTAAAGCTGCCGGTACCGCCAGGCCCTCCACCCGATGACGGCCAGCTGGCCGTCGAAGCCTGGAATCTGATGAACAGCCAGATCGACTGGCAAGCGCTGGATTTCATCTGCGAGCTGCTCGGCATCACCGATGTCGAGCGCCTGCTGGCGCAACTGATTGCGATCCGCGACAAGGACAAAAAAGCATGAGTGATGACGTCATCACCGTCAGCGGTCTGCAAGAGACGCAAAAGGCGCTGTATGCCTACTCGCAGCAGATGGGCGACCGCGTCGTGCGCATGGCCTTGCGCCAGGGGGCCAATCATGTGCTGAAAGGCATCCGCGACCGAGTACCGGTTAAAACGGGGCTACTCAAGCGTCGCGGCTTTCGTGTCGCCAACTCGCGCGTCCACAACGGCCGCCGGGCAGGGGCGTTGCTGGGTATTTATATCTCGCTGCGCAAAGGCAAGGGCGATCCCTTTTACGGTCGATTCCAGAACGATGGCTGGGTGCCGCGTGGGTTCAAGTCCAATGGCGTCGATGTGTTCCGCGAAAGCGCGCTGAAAGGTGGCAACAGCCGAAAAGCCCTGCAGCGTGACGCTGATGTGGCCAATGGCAAAAAGCGTGTGCCTGGCAAAGGCTTCGTACAGCGCGCCTTTGAGGATCGCAAAGAGGCTGCGGTACAGATGATCATCCAGTCGGCCGAGGCCGGCGCCGAGTCCGTCAAGCGTCGATTGGAGCTGAAATGACCACCGGCGTCACCGTTGACTTCAATGCCAACCTGGCGCGCTTCACGGCCGGTGTTGACAAGGCAATCGCCGATCTCAACAAGTTTGGTGGCCATAGCAATAAGGTCGCCAGCGACCTGAAGAGCACGTTCGCCACCCTGGGCGCCGGCCTTTCTGTGGCCGCCGTCGTCGCCTGGGGCAAGAGCACCATCGACGCTGCCGACAACATGAACGATCTGTCGCAGCGGATCGGTGTTGGCGTCAAGGATCTGGCGAAGTGGAAGCTCGCTGCCGAACAATCCGGCACCACCGTGGAAGCGCTGGCCAAAGGCGTCAAAGGTCTGGGCGCGCAGATGATCGAGCATGGCGACCGGATGCGTGCCGCCGGCATTACGGCCACCGATGCCAATGGCGCGCTGATCCAGCTTTCCGACATCTTCGCCTTCCTGCCGGACGGCATCGAAAAGACAGCCCTCGCCACCCAGTTGTTTGGTAAAGCGGGAATGGAACTTCTGCCCATGCTCAACATGGGCAGCAAGGGCCTCAAGGAAGCGCAGGAGAAGTCGCGCCAGTACGCCGAAGAGCTGGCCAAGCTGGCCCCGGACGCCGACAAGTTCAACGACGCCCTGCGCGAGCTGAAGATGCAGTCCGAGGCCAGCGCGTTGTCGATCATGAGCAAGCTCACGCCGGGCATGCAAGGCCTGGTCGAGTGGATCAAGGATGCCCGGTCCGGCGCCGAAGGTCTGTCGCGTGCGCTGGGCTATATCTCCGAAAAGTCGGACAGCGAAATCATGCGCGGCCTGGCCTGGCTGGCTGGCGAAGCCGGTACCACCCGCAGCCGTGGCTATCAGGGACCAAAGAATGCCGTCGGCCTCCCCGCCACGGAGGCCGAGATGTTCGACCAGGCCACCGCCGATTTTGTCGCTGGGGGTGGCGTCGCTGATGCCTACAAGCGCAAAGAGGCTGCTGCCCGAGCCCGCAAGCTGCTGATCAAGCCGACGGAAAAGAACGGCAAGCTGGACAGCATGCGGGAGCGCGGCCAGCAAAACCTCTATGCCTCGCTCGATAGCGAAGAGGAGGCCCGAATCCTTGCTCAAAAGCGTGTCGTCGAAGACACCAAGAAAGAGTTCGAGGACCTGCAGCGCATGCTGAAGCGTGGCGAAGAAAACGAGCTGGCCCTGTATTACGAAACAGCCGGCGAGGAAACGCAGCGCCTGGTGGCTGAGCAGCGCACGCTGAAGGACGCCATCAAGGACAACACCGGCATGGCGCACGACCTGGGCATGACCTTTTCCAGCGCTTTCGAAGATGCTGTGATCGGTGGTCGCGATCTGTCATCGATCCTACAGGGGCTTGGCCAGGACGTCGCCCGCATCTTCTTGCGTAAAACGGTGACCGAGCCGATGGCCGCCGGCCTGGGTGATTTCTTCAAGGAAATGTTCGGCGGTGGCCGCGCCGCCGGTGGCCCGGTGCATTCCGGCCAGTGCTATGTTGTGGGCGGAGATGGCCCCGAGATCCCGGTGCCCGGCAGCAGCGGCACCGTAGTGCCTAACCACGCCCTCGGTGGCGGTGGCGTCAGCGTTGCCGTCAATATCATCGGCGCACCATCGCAGCCGCAGGTGCAACAGCGTTCTGATGGCAATGGCGGGCTTACGCTCGACATCATCTTCGATCGTGTCGACCAGTTCCTGGCCGGCAACATCACCAGCGGGCGCGGTGCTACTCAGGCCGCGCTGGGCAATACCTACGGCCTTAATCGCGCGGCGGGGGCGTACTGATGGCTACCTGGCCCGCCACGCTCCCCGCGCCGCAGCGCAATGGCTACGGCGGCGCGCCGGTTGATCCCACCCTGCGCACCGACATGGAAGTCGGCGCCAGCCGCGCCCGGCGTCGTACCGCCGCGCTCAACGATCGGGTCACGGTTGCCTGGGTGTTCACCGATGCTCAGTTCGCCATCTTCCGCGCCTGGTTTGATGATGCCGCCGAGGCCGATGGCGGCGCGGCCTGGTTCGCCCTGCTGCTGCCGATCGGCAAGACCGGCGCCACCTTGCAGGATGTCCGCTTTGTCGGCGCGTTTCAGTACAACCAGATCGGGCTGGACTGCTGGTCGGTCACGGCTCGTCTGGAGGTGCGTGATGCCTGACAGCGTCCTCAGCCAGGCTATCAAAGAGGCGTATGCCTCCGCCCCGGTGGGCGAGATCATCTACCACACGCTGGAGATCCGCCACTCGACGTTCGCCACGCCGATCCGGGTGGTGCGCGATGTGATCAGCCTCGACGCCACGCTGGAGGCCACGGCGCCGGAAGATGCCTCCACCGAAGTCACCTTCCTGGCGTATGCCTTTGACGTCACGCTGCCTGATGTCTCCACTGGCGGCAGCCCGCAGCTGATCATCGAGATCGACAACGTGAGCCGCGACATCCTGGCCAGCATCGAGGGCGCCATGAGTTCGACGGATCTGTTGACGGTGATCTATCGCGCGTTCCTGGCCAGCGACCTGGGCGGGCCGCACAACGATCCGCCGATGACCTTGACCATTTTCCAGATCAACGCCACGCCGCTGCGCATCCGCGCGGTGGCCGGATTTCAGGATGTCGGCAACCGGCGCTTTCCGGCGGGCGAATACACCGCCGAGCGCTTCCCCGGCCTGACCTTGCAGTGATCCGGCCATGACACTCGCCACCCATTGGGCCGCGCAGTACATCGGCCAGCCCTACGAGCGCGGCAGCAACGACTGCTGGGCCTTCTGCCGCCGCGTCTGGGCCGAGCGCTTTGACCTCGATGTGCCGGTGGTGTCGGTCGATGGCAGCAGCCTGCGCTCCATCACGCGCGCCTTCAGCCATCACCCCGAGCGCATGTTGTGGAATGCCGTGGAATACCCGGTCGAGGGCGATGCTGTGCTGCTGTCGCATAGCCGATTTCCGTCGCATGTCGGCATCTGGATCGACGCCGACGGCGGCGGCGTGCTGCATTGCCAGGACCCGATGGGCGTCATCTTCAGCACCCGTGCGGCGCTGGTGCGGGGCGGCTGGGGGCGGTTGCAGTATTACCGGAGGCAAGCCTGATGCGCTGCCAGGTGCTAACCCTGCGCGACCCCTTCAACCCGTCGCGCCGCGATCGCCGCCCGGTGTCGCGCCGCCGTCGCATCCGCGCCCTGGCGCCGCGCACCGGCCAGCCGACCATTGCCTACCTCAACGGCCGCGTGATCCTGCGCGCCGAATGGCGCCGCCGCGTGACCGATGGCGACGTCGTGGCCTTTGTGGTGCTGCCGGCCGGCGGTGGCGGCGATGGCGGCAAGAACCCGATGGCCATGGTGCTGTCGATTGCCATGATGGCGGTATCCGGCCCCATGGCCGGGGCGCTGCTGGCCGAGGCCGGCGCGATCCAGGTAATCGGGTCGATTACCCTGAAAACCATCGTCGGCGGCATGATCAGCATGGCCGGCAACGCGCTGATCAGCGCCGCGTTCGCCGGCAAGCCGAGCATGCCGTCGCCGCAGGTGGCGGCCAGTTACTCGGCGCCGTCGCCCACCTACAACCTGCAGGCGCAGGGCAACATGGCTCGCATCGACGGCGCGATCCCGGTGCAGTACGGCCGCATGATGGCCTACCCCGACCTGGCCGCGCAGCCCTACATCGAATATGCCGGCAACGAGCAATACCTGTTTCAGCTGCTATGCCTGGGGCATGGCGAGTACGACATCGAGGCCATCCGCATCGATGACACGGCCATCGGCAACTTTGCCGAGATCGACTACGAGATCATCGGCCCCGGCGCCAGCCTGACGCTGTTCCCGGCCTCGGTGGTGACCAGCGCCGAGGTCAGCGGGCAGGATCTGACCTACAACACCTACATCGGCCCATTCACCGCCAACGCCGCCGGCACCTCGGCCAACACCCTGGCGGTGGACGTGGTGGCCACCCGCGGCCTGTATTACGCCAACGATTCTGGCGGCTTGTCGACGGTGTCGATCACCTTCATTGTCGAGGCGCGGCTGATCGATTCCGGCGGCAGCCCGCTGGGCAGCTGGGTCCAGATCGGCAGCGAAACCCTGACCGGCGGCACCAACACGCCGCAGCGCTACAGCTTCCGTTATGGTGGCCTGGTCGGGCGCTATGAGGTCCGCGTCAAGCGCACCAGCGCGCAGGGCGGCACCAGCCGCTACGGCGACGACCTGGTGTGGGCGGGCCTGCGTGCCTACCTGCCCGAAACGCGCACCTGGGCCGGGCAAACCGTGATCGCGCTGCGCATGCGCGCCAGCAACAACCTTTCCGGCCAGGCCAGCCGCAAAATCAACGTGATCAGCACGCGCAAGCTGCCGATCTACAGCGAGGGCGTATGGACGGCGCCGCAGGTGACGCGCAGCCCGGCCTGGGCGCTGGCCGATGCCTGCCGCGCCGACTACGGCGGCCAGCTGGCCGACGCCCGCATCGGCATCGATGAACTGGTCAGCCTGGCCGCCACCTGCGCCGCCCGCGGCGACACCTTCGACGGCCGCTTCGACAGCACCATCACCCTGTGGGAGGCGCTGCAAAAGATCGGGCAGGCCGTGCGCACGCGACCCTACCTGCAGGGCGGCGTGGTGCATTTTGTGCGCGACGAGGCCGCCAGCGTGCCGGTGGTGCTGTTTAACATGCGCAGCATCGTGCGCGGCAGCTTCGCGGTGGACTACCTGATGCCGAGCGACGACACCGCCGACGCGATCGACGCCGGCTATTTCGACGCCGAGGTCTGGAGCCCGCGCCGCGTGCAGGCCGCGCTGCCCGGCAGCAGCGAGGACAAACCATTCAAGGTCGACCTGTTCGGCGTCACCAGCCGTGCCCAAGCCTACCGCGAGGCGATGTACCTGGCGGCGGTGAATCGCTACCGGCGCAAGGCGATCAAGTTCACCACCGAAATGGAAGGCTTCATCCCCAGCTTCGGCGACCTGATTGCGATCAGCCACGACATGCCGGCCTGGGGCACCAGCGGCGAGGTGGTGGCCTACAACGCCGGCACCCTGACCCTGCGATTGTCCGAGCCGGTGACATTCGGCGGCGGCACGCATTACATCGGCCTGCGCAAGCGCGACGGCAGCGTCAGCGGCCCGTATGCGGTGACCGCCGGGGCCGATGCCTACAGCGTGGTACATACCGGATCGCTGGACTTTACGCCCTACACCGGCGGCGGCGAGGAACGCACTTATTTTGCCTTCGGGGCCGGCGAGACATGGCGCCAGCTGGCCCGCGTGATGGCCGTGCGCCCGCGCGGGCTGTATCAGGTCGAGATCGAGGCGATCAACGAGGACCCGAGCGTGCATACCGCTGACGAGGGCATCACCGCCCCGGCGGTGCAATCCTCGGCGCTGGTGACGCTGTACACCCGCCCGGTGGTGGCGGGGCTTACCGTGCGCAGCGCGCTGGGCGATCCGGCCACGGCGCTGGTGAGCTGGCAATCGGCGCCCGGCGCCCGCCACTACATTGTCGAGGTATCCAGCGACGGCGACCGCTGGACCCGCGTCGGCGAGCCCACCGGCAACAACGCCGCCGTGCCGGCGGTGTATGGCAACAGCACCCTGATTCGCGTCGCCGCCGTCGGCTTCACGCAGGGGCCGTTCATCCAGGTGGCGTATGCCACCACCAGCGATTACTTCTGGTCCGGTACCGACAGCAACCTGTTCTGGTCCGGCACCGATAGCAACCTTTTTTGGAGCAGCTGATATGGCTACCGCACTTCCCGCATCAAGCGAATTCACCGGCGCCGCGCAAGACGAAGGCGACATGAAGGCGGTGTTCACCGCGCTGCGCGACTATCTCGCCGGCTTGATGGGAGCCGATGGCGTCACCGCCACGGCGCTGGCCACGCTGGGCACCGCGCTCTCGGGCTACAGCGCCAAGACCACCACCTATGCCGTGGTTGCCGCCGACAAGGGCAAGCTGATCGATGCCACGACCGGTACCTGGACGCTCTCGCTGCTGGCCGCCGCCACGGCCGG